CAAACGTGTCGATGGCGCCCGAACCAGCTGTTGAGCTAGAAGCACCCATCTTGTTGAATGGAAGCAGAGACTCAGTCTCTGTCAGAGTCTGGAACTGGCCATGAGCCGAAGCCTCACGAAGTGCCTTCTCTGTGTTTTCAAGAACAACTGCAGTTACGGAACGACGGTGAGCGTCCTTGATTGCTGGCAGATCAGCATGCTCAAGAATAGGCGCCCACTTCTTTTGTACTTCTTCCTGTAGAAACATGTTATTATCCCTTTCTGTAGGTTTGATTTTATTTATAAAAGATTACTTCTTAATCGTTCTTGAGATTGCCTGAGCGTATCTGCTGACTGATGGGTCATGAGATACAGTCTTCTCGCCAACAACACCTTCGAATGTTTCTTCTTCAATGTTTGAAGCTTGAGGCTTTGTTGATGGAAAATAAGTTTCTTTCACAACAGATAGCTTCTTCTTGTAGACATCCAGGTCTCCATCAAAGTCGACACCTTCTGCTAGCGAAAGAAACTTTTCTGACTGAGACATTGTAAGACCCTCTGATACTTCAGCAACAGTTTCCTGTCTTGCTGACTCAGCTACGACCTTTGTAAGCTCAGCATTTTCATTGATTGCCTCATCAAGAGCAGACTCAAGCTTCTCAACCTTAGCTGCTAGTTCTTCGACAACGTCAATCTTTTCCTCTGGCATTTCAATGTAATGCTCAGCAAAAAGGTTCTTAAGACCACCAATGAACTCTTCCATGATTTCGTTGCGGAGTGAAGACTCAATAGCTACTTGATTTTCCTTCATCCAGTTCTCTACAACGTAATCAAGATAACTGTCTAGATTACCTTCAATTTCCTTAACAATTGAAGTTACTTGCTCTTCTAGGCGAGTCTCATACTCTTCCTCGAGGCGTGCAATCTCAACTACGGCACGTGCGTTTACTGCAGCTTCAAATAGTGTAGAAGCCTTGTCCTTGAACTCTTCAGATAGCTCTTCGCCGCTAAACATTTCTTCAACGTCTTCCTTGACATTGAGCTTTGGCATAGGATCCTTAGTCTTTGGACCCTTGCCACCCTTCATATCAATTGAAGACTGGTTGGCGTCAGCATTGGCGCCGGCTGGAAGCGAGTCTGCTTCCTTACCAATCTGTGCAATCACGTCATTGTAGAACTTAGAAAGATCTTCCTTCTTCATTCCGTTCATTACACCAAGAGCTTTAGTCATAAACTCAATCTTTGACTTGGGGTTGTCGTCTGGACGAGAACCAGCCTTGAGAGTTGCACCTGCAACTGACTCTTCGTCTAGCTTCTCATCAACAATTACTTCATGCTTTTCAGTCATTAAAGGTCTCCCTTCTAATTTTGTTATTTTATTTATGTTAGATTTGTTTTTGCCGAGAGAGACTTAATGAAGCTCTCATAGATACCAAGTTTGTTCTCTTCAATCTCATCCATGTGCATCTTACGCATAGCCTTGCGTGTATTGTGCATCTTTTCTTGATACCAAGACTCGTTTACAGCATCGTAAACCCACTCAGCACCCTCCATTACACCCTTAACAAATGCATTGGGTGCAGAAGGATCCGCTACAATGTCAGCTGCTGTAGCTAGATGAAAGTCATCTTGTACTTCCATGATGCCTTTCTTTTCAACGAGCGAACCAAGACCACGCGACGAAACACCGAGGTTTGCACCAGACTTCAATAGACCCCTGGCAATATTACCCATTGGTGTGTCGGTAAGCTTTGCCTTGCCAATAAAGTTTGAACCATCACGAGTCAGTGCGACGATGATATGCGATACGCGATCGAGGTTAATTTGGGGACCTGCAGGGTGGCCAAGCTCACCATATGCTCTCTTTTGATCGATGTGTGTTTCAATGTACTTCTGTACAGCCTTGTCCATGATCTTGAGAGGGTAGATTCTTCCATTACGGTTAGGCTGATCAGCTTGCATGAAGATCCCCTTGATGTAATGATCCTTTGAGCCGTCTTCTCTTGCTTCCGTAATGTATTCGACTTCTTCAGTCAATTCTGTAATGAGCTTCATATTACCCTCTGTATGCTGCAGGCGTAGCTAACACAGCTACATTGGCTGAGATCAAATCAGTTGGATTCTTTTGAACAAAGATGTACTGGTTCGCAGGAACAACAAACGATGCATACTGCGTTGATGCGTCAGAAAACACATTAACCTGTGCTGCTGTTGTTGCTGCAACATAAACTAGAACCGAGTTGTAGACGGTGTTTTGAGTGGTTAATGAAATTACATTAGCCGATGGCTTGATAATATTCATACTACGCGACCTGTGTTCACATCAGCTGAGAAGCTAGGAAGTGTGTTTCTAGGTGCGCCACTCATGTCCACACTGCCATCATAGGGAGCGGTTTGTTCCTTCTTTGAACCGTTGTCTCCATATAGCATGTAATCATGAACAGATGTTACATAATCCTTTGCCAGAGCAATCTTTGACTGCACCCATGGCTCAACTACCTGCTCGTCGGACAGCTGCATGGCTAGGTGTATTGCCTTATTAGCAAGAGCGCGGAGCTGTGTCTTTGCCATCTCTGCAGATTCATCTTCATCTGCGCTACCAATCAGAGGAACAGCAAGACTTTCGTTTGCTACAGACTTTGCAATATCATGAGCCTTAGTGATGGTTGACTTCTTCAGAGGTGGCTTGTCCCCTGTCTTTTTCATTGCAGCTGCCATGCCAATAGCATATGGGTTTTTTGCAACTTCTCTCAAACTCTTCTTTGTGCAGTCAGCCATCTCGTGAACGGGGCAAGCTGTACCTGCCTCTGTCATGTTGCACTTTGCTGCTTCATATACCTTCTTGTCAACAGGCTTCTTGTGACCATGCTTGTCTTCCTTAGGAGAAGCCATGACGTGCTTGATGTTTGTTGCCTGATAGATATCGTCACCGTTGCCGACACGATCAGCGTGCTTTTCGGTGGAATGCTTCTTTACAAACTCCTGCTCGTCAGGAGCCTTTGGAGCATAATCAACGCCAGGATCAGAACCAGTGGAACCTGGAACAATCTTAGAAGACTTAACTCCTGCTAGAATATCTTTAAGCTGCTTCGCCATCTTCTTGTTCCTCTGTTTCTTCCTCTGAATCTATTTCTAAATCTTGATCATCTTCATCGCTTTCTACATCGGGGGGCGAAAACATACTTGTTGCAATTTCCATTTTCTTATTTTCTATGGCTGATGCAACTTTACTTTGTAGGATGTCCTTAAAAGAAGCTTCAAACTCCAATGGCTTTTGCTTGGAGCTAAAATTAATAAGATCCGCAAGTTTCACTTCAGTTTCAGTCATCTATAACCCCTATTTGTTTCTAGCTAAAATTTGAATCGCTGATCTATATTTAGCCTCATCTTGTATTGAACGCTTTTCTTTTGCACTCAGTAGCTTGACAGTGGCTTCAGCGTCTCTGATCTTCTTGCTTTGCTCGTCATCAGGAGCCACGTCACCATCGTCACTGCTTTGTAACTCACCAGCTGTGGGCGGCTGCTCTATTGGATTACCATTCTCATCTACAGGAGGAGGATTCCAACGAGGATCTGACTGCTCTTCTTTAATTTCTTGATCTTGTTCTTCGATGTCATCGTCAGACTGGTGAAGAATGTTTCTACGAGCCCATGCGTGTGAGTAGTACTTACCAAGCATTTGACCCTGCTCCAGAGTCATCATGAGCTGTGCTCTGTTTTGGATGATTTCAGCATCCTTTAGCTCTGTAAAGTAGTTATCCTTGGCAAAATCATACTTCACGTCGGATGCAATATTTTGCCAATCTTCAATTGACATAATCCCCTTAAGGACCAATTGCTTCTCAAGCAGAGACGTGAATAGCATTGAGAAACGATTGCGGAGTCTGATAATGAACTTTGCAAACTTTAGCTCGTCTCTTGTAACTTCTGTAGCACGACCAAGAGAGAATAGTGCATCAGAATTGAGTCTGTTTACGGGAACGTTTAGCGTATTGTACAGTCTCTTCTGGAAGTACAGGACATCATCCATCTCACCAAGCGTCTGACCACCCGGAAGTGTCGTGACTTCTGTTCCCCTGCCACCTTCGCGACGAGGCAGCCAGTAGTCTTCAAGCATGGTCATGAACTTACGATCGTCACGAACCTCGCCAGTGTCGCCGTTGTAGATCAGACGATTCTTGTGCTTAACCATAATGTCACGCACATATTGCTCTGCCTTCATCTTTGGCAGGTTGCCGACGTCAATATACCAAATTCTGCGTTCCGGAGCTCTTGCAAGACGATAGATAACAAGTGCATCTTCAAGCGTACGGAGCTGATTGAGTGCCTTGATTGCCTTGTGAAGGTACGAAAGAACCATTGTACCTTGCGTATCAGTAAGGCCTGAATTGATGTAAACAATAGAGTCTTTGGCGATCTTCATACCAGTAGTGGTAGGCCCAACCATCTTGTTGCCGTAGTTGAATCCCTTATCGTTGAAGATGAAGTACTCGTTTTGGACTCTGGGGATTACAGCTTCGCCACCGTCACCACCTGGAACTTTTCTCTTGGAGACTTCTCTAATCTTGCGGATCTTTCTAGGGTCAACGTAACGCACTTCTTTGATACCGGACTTGACGTCCTTCTCATCGATCACAACATGGTAATAGATGCGACCATCGATGTACCAGCGGCGGTAGATCTCATACGCCTTGGATTGGAAATTCAAGATGTTCAGAACAACCTTAAACTCTTCGCGAATAGCTTTTTTAATTTTGTCAGGAATTTCTAGGTTGTCTAGGTTGATGTCGACAATGTTTTCTTCACTAATGTCAATGGATTCGTTGACAATCTCATCTACAGCAGAATCAATTTCTGGCTGTAGAGACATTTCTCTGTACTTTGTAACCAACTCAGCTTCTGTTCGAACTGTACCATCAAGATCAATGTATGTGCCGTAAGCACCACCTGCAGCTACAACTACTGCACCATCATCTGCCTCTCTAGGTGCAAACGATGGTGTCACATCCGTTGTTTCTTGGCGTTTAAATTCGAATCCGAATAGCTTCATTTAATTTTTTCCAATATAGGAGGGGGATAATTCCCCCTCCTGCATAATCATATTAAATTTGAGGGAAGAAGTTTTGGGTTCCAGGTTCACCGGTATCAATGATAGTTGTGCCAGCAATTTGAACTGGTACCCAGTAGTCATAAGCAAATGTAACATCAAACGTCTGGATTGCATTTGTATTATCCCAGTCAAGTGCCATGTTTGAAACCTGAACAGGGAAGATGCCAACAAAGTTGTAAGCTCTGATAGGTGAGCCATCCTTAGAGAACTGAGTGACAAGAGCATCCGTAAACTTGTATGAGTTGCCAGCAAGCAACTTCACGTTGCCCACCAGCTGATTGATCTTGTTTGACCAATCCTCAAACATGTTTCTAACCAGATAGTCTTCATCATTCATTACTGTAACAGACCAGTCAGCAAACGTTCTGTCACCAGCCAGCTTGATTTGACGACCAAAGTAAGGTACATTGATCGAATCAACCGTAGCAGCTGGAACCTCAGATGCGCGGCAAGTGAACACAAACTTGTCAAGTGCCACTGCATCTTCACCAATGTTTGGGTTAATCTGGACTTGGAAGAGCGATGGCCTTACACCGCCCTTCGTAAGACCACGACTCTTAAATTCGTTAATATTAAAAGCCATTGTTCGTTTCTCCTACTTTCTTCTATTTATTAGAACTGACCAACGACTGTGGAGAACTGAACACCAGTTCTAACAGCAACGAAATTCAGCTGGATAAAGTTGATAGAACGATTTGGCTTGATGTAGATGTCACCCCAGAACTCGTTACGATCGATTCTCTCAGGTGTATTGTTTGTTGCATCGCAAACAACCAAGAAGTCCTGAATACCACGGCGAGCCTGAACATCGCGCAGGTAAGGAACAACCAGGTTCTTGAACTGCGATCTTGTAAACTCATCATTGAATTCAAACAGTGAGAATCTAGCAGATTGCGAGATTGCCTTCTCAACAGTAATAAACAGGCGACGTACGTTGATCTGACCAAAAGCGGATGGCTTCTTTGTACCAGTCTTGTCACCAAACAGAACCGTTCCCTGACCAGGGAATGTTACTACCGGGTTGACTGAGTTCTTGTACAGGGTGTCTCTATCAGCCTTTGATGGGTTGTAGCGAAGCTTTACAACGTTCTTAATTTGGCCACGATTGAAGCCTGCAGGTGACCACCAAGCATCGTTTGTTGCTTCTGTTCTAGCTGTCAGGCCAGCAATGTCACCGTTCATTGGAACGTAGCGGTAAACATCGTTGTAGCGGTCATATGTATACTTGTAGCCCGAGTCGTATACAGCGTATGAAGAATCAGTCACAGCGCCAAACCAGTTCACAATTGAGCTTGCTTCTGCACCCGGGTTAGACTTTACAAGAGCATCGTCAGGTGATACAAACACCACACAGTCCTTACGTACTGTTGCAATGTTATCAATGAGGTAGTTGGCCAGCTGATAGTTTGAAACTGTCTGACCATTTACAAGTGTTGATCCCCCTACTGGCTTGCCCTGCATAACCAGAGAAATGTCAACTTCTTCTGCAGACTTGAACAGATCATAAGCTGCAGCAAGAATGTTCAGAGGAGCAGAAGACTCTGTATGTCCATCTGTACCACCAAGGAAGTCAAGAGTCAGTGGCTTCAAGTTAGACGAATCTACAATGTTTGCGGCCGTATTAGATACAGCACCTGGGCGATCGTTGGCCCACCAAACATATGCAGAGCCATCGTTAATCACGGTCTTGTAGTAGTTAGAAGCACCTTCCTGCGTCTTTGCATCTGTAGCGCGAGATACATCTCTATAGACCTCGAGAACCGTATCAGGAGCTCCGCTGAATTGACCATCCGCATCCACAACTACAACGTGCATTGTGTCAACAGCAGCCGAGTTGCCAAAGTTTTCAGCATAGTAAGATGTGATAGGAGCTGCATCAACTGTGTTGAAGTATTCCCAGTTTCTTGTTACATTGGCTACAGTGGTGTTACCATTTTCTGTGTTACTTACAACATAGTTTGTAGCCAGCTTGTAGCTGCTTGCAAGATTCAGTGTGAATACTGCTGCAGAAGCGTTTGCTGATACAGCACCGATGGCACTGATCTTGATGTATTGAACGCCAATAGTTGAGTTTCCTACAGCAAGTACATCACCTACTGTAAAACCAGAAGCTATGGTGTTTGCATAGGTGTTTGCTGTACCAACTGCACCATTTGATACAAAGACAAATGTACCTGAATTTGCACCAACATCAAGAGTAAATGAACCGTTAATTGCGTTACCGCTTTCAGTTCCAACTAGATCAAGTGAAGAGCTGTATGCATTCACACTGTCGCAGATGGAAATCTTCAGTGAATTGCCCAGAGAACCAGGATACTTTGCAACATAGACAGCGTCGGTGTCAAAGTTGCCATCCTTATTGTTGAGATAATCGTTTCTATTCTTTACAACTTCGTTAAGAACTGTGACAGTGCCAACATTAGCCACTGCATTCAGTGCACCAACAGTTGCTGTCGAATTGGTTGTGTTGGCAGCGCGCACCACTTGCAGCGAGTTGCCATAAGCTAGGAAGTTTGCAGCTGTGAAGAATGTTTCTGCGTTGTTTGATGTAGGCTTGCCAAATGTGGAAACGAGGATATTCTCGTTAGAAATTGAAACTCTTTCACCCACTGGGCCCCAGCGAAACACGCCAGCAATAGCACCAGTAGCAGTTGCAACGCCTGGAACAACTGTTGTAAGATCAATTTCAGTTACATTAACGCCAGGACTTACTTGATATGCCATTGTTATCTCCTTTTTGAAAAAGTACGTGCTTGAGCGACTACTACAATCTTTTTCTTATTTATAAGAATGCATTTTCTGCGTCGTCGCTCATCCAACCCCGAGCTCTTGGAGCCTCCATAATTTCTTCATGGGGCATCCCATCATCGAAGAAGCCAAAAGGAGTAAGTTCTTGTAAAATTTCTTCTTCCGTCTTTTCGCGGAGTTTAGCTAGTGTATTTATGTTGGTAAATTCTTTGAAGTACGCTTGATCTGAAAGCCAAGCAAACAGTACCAGCCCCATCACCATATCATCATGCTTGCCAGACTCTGCCTCGTAAGAGACACCCTTACGAGAGAATGTTGACAGCTCGCTGATAGTCTCAAAGTCATTGACGATTAGCTGG